CATTTGAAGAGCTTACCCCATCATATCACAACAGAACCAAGTAGGAATACTATAGTGGTAAAATAGGGTTGGCACCGTTCGCATTAAATAACAAAAACCATGTATTAACGTAGTTAATGGGACTAACCTTTAATAAAAAGGTTGAAGTCATGCAGGCACTTGGTCTTACAGGGTTAAATGGCATAGAAAGCTAGAGACAAACTGTAAGAGTTCGTGATAAATATGGCGTACCGGTTGGAGAAGATGTTACTGTAGATGATGCTGTTAAAATACTTGACTGGTTATCAGCTATGATTAATGCGCATGTTGACGTAGCCAAGGATCCATATGTCGCAAGGTTTAACATTACAATGTACACCATTAACGTTTGTAACTTATTGTTGCGAGCAGGATTCGGTAAATCTACGTTCTTCTTCATGCCGTAGCAGATATTAAAAGATTTGTCTACAGCAAAATCAAAATCGGATGGTATATATGGTGTAGATAATTCTAGGCCTAAATATCAGATATTCCGAGAAGAAAGGCAAAAAGTAATACAACACTACATAGATGAATATAATAAGACAGCTGGTACAAACACAGTATCTGTAACAATAGATCGTAATAAGTTGGTTATCACAGATAATAAACTTGGTGAGATTTCTGTTACAGATATATGCAAACGTTTGATGAACGAGGATGCTTTGATAGACAATTTGCGTGTTGGAGGGCTTTATGATACTGATCGGCAAAAATGGTTATTAAACCAATTGATGTATTTAAAAGTTTTTGATTCGTTGCTTGAATGTGCAAATGATTTATCTAAATTAGTTCAGTTGTCACAAATAGATACTAAAAAATTTGGTAAAGACTTTGTATCAATACTTATTTTCAAAGAAAAAATTAGGCAATTTTAGGCTACACAGACCTTATTTAATAAGGATGAATTAGCACGCTATTATGAACAGTCATTCTTAATGCCAAAATTTGAATATGGCGCAATAGCAGCATTACAAGTATTTTCAGGTATTATGCTGTAGTCTAACGAATCATTCTTAGCTGATACAATGCGATTGTTGGAGTGTACACCTTCTGGTATACGTAGCTCAGAAGCTACTGTTAAGAAGCTTAAAAATGCACTTCTCGCATAGAAGAGACTGATGTATTATGCTTCGCCAGATAACCGATACGCAACCAATACAGTATTCGCTTTCAATGGTCTTGCTACAAGGTTATCAAATATATTAGCAGATATACGTAATGGTAAGTACCCAGAATTAGGTGATGTTACCGGTGTTAAAAATGCATTATTAAGGCACTTGACAGTAATTGGTGTTTTACCTGGCGAGGAAGTAAATTTACAATACATTGCTAGATATAATTTGAACAATGATGATTCAATTGAAATTGGATTTGTCAAAGATGCTTGGCAAGAATTGCTAGATAGTCAAATACAAGAAATAAAGTAGTTTGCACAAGATTTGGTTGATTATACTTTCCTTACTACTGGTGGTAATCCGACGAAGAATGGGTTATTTGGTTTATTACCAAGATCTGTGTTTACAGACACATTGAGTACTAGCTTTAGACAATAGGTGTCCGGCGGTAATATCACTACGTATTCATAGTTTATGGATGCTGTTAACGACGCTTGGAAATTTCATTCAGATGAGGATTTGTTATCTATCAACTTTGCATTGCTTAATAATTGGAGTGATAATAACATTATACCAACTGTAGGAAATAATTTAGTCTATGCCTCAAAACACCCTGATTCTGTTATAATGTACACTAGGCGAAATGGGCAACAGATTGCTGCAGTATTTACTGGTGATAATACCACAACAACTCCTTTTGTTAAAATCAGATACGGTAGTAATATAGAGGATATTGTTGTGTATCGTAATATAGGCCATGTTGTAGATGATACTGGTATGTCTATTTCAGTATACGGGTCTGTATCAAAATTAGGGTACAATAAAAACGGTAAACTGATTCTGGAACGAGGTGTGTTTTAGTCCGAGAAGTAGTCTATTTTTGGTTTTAATAATGTAGAAATTCCATTTTTGTAGGCTGCAGAGAATACAAAGGATGTTTTGTTCAGCCTTACTGAATATTTAATGACTCCTGCAAATAAGAAATTCTATCAATCGTATGAATCCAGACCTATCAAGAATGTCACGCCGATACCATATAATGGCACCCAACCAAATACAAACGCAATACCTACTCTTAAAGCAGAGGAAGTTGGTAACGGCGGTATAGTAACAACCGGTACTCTTGCTCAAGGTACTGCGTAGAAGGACACCGGTGATATTAACATTAAGGTAGAAAGTGGGCAAGCAACAGAAAACACATTAACATTTAAAAATGGGTTTGTTGCTCATACACCATTTAAATTAAATGATCAATAGGTTGGTGCGTTACTAACGTTAGAACAGTTTGCCAACAACCCGGATGCATTCGGTAATACGATTACTTTGAGCGGTTATGCTGGTACTGGTAAGACTTCTATAATAAATATATTCAAATAGTTTCTGGAAGCGAGAGGGTGTACTGTAAAATTCTCAACACCGACACACAGAGCTAATGCTGTATTAGCCGCTAACAATGTTGGTGATGTTATGACACTGCACTCATTATTGGGTTTGTCACCAATGGTTGACTTAACGAGTGAGTATGATTTACGTAGGTCAATAAATCAAAAAGTTAGAAAGCCAAGACTCCAATTGGGTGATTGGCTTATCATTGATGAATCATCCATGATTGGTAATACGTTGTATGAATTAATAAGTAGCACAGCAGCACAATTTGGCGCTAATGTGATATTTATGGGAGATATTGCATAGTTACCATCTGTTGGTAATGATGGTATTTCTCCTGTATTTAAAAATGTATTGCCATCGATGCAACTAACTAAAGTTGAAAGAACTGGTAATAATCCAATACTTGCTGAAGCAACAAGACTTCGTGAAGGTAAAGATATTTCTTATATTTCTGCTGAAAAAAACGGTGGTTCAATATTGTTTGCAACCCCACAATAGGAAAATTCAGTTATATAGACCGAGCTTTCAAACTGTGACTTCAATTCTAACCCATTATGTCTGAGAATAGTGTCTGCAACTAATAACGGTGTTGCTTAGTTGAATAAACTTGCAAGAGAGTTGAGATTTGGGAAAGACGTACCACAGTTGGTTGTTGGCGATATTTTAATGGGATATAGTAATAGTGATATGATTAAAAACAGTATCGACTATATTGTTGAAAAAGTTAGTGAACTGACGGTTAACGATATAGAATTAAGTACCGATGGTGAAAAGGTATAGCTGGAAGGATATGTCTGTCGCGTGAAACCAGTTACAGCAGCTGGTCAATCTGCATTTTAGATATTCATTGTATCAAAGAATGCTAATAAAGACAACATTATGCGTATAGTAAACAAATCTAAACAAATTAATCAAGATATTTCTAGATTTTATACTGAAGGTAATTTTAATTTAGCACAAGCGGCATAGAAAAAGTTGTCTGAATTGACTCGTGCTTTCGTATTGATGGAGAACGTCGAGGTTAATGGTAGATTGATTTATTCAAAAGGACTAGATTATGGTTATGCGCACACTATACATAAATCACAAGGTGGTACATACGATAAAGTAATTATACAATGGGATTCCATTGGTGCTCCATTTGATGCTAAAACACAGCAAGCGTTAAAATATGTAGCTGTTACTAGAGCTAAATCAAAAGTGGTGGTTATTACCAATCGTGCTGGTTATGTTGCTTAGAAAAACCAACCGGTAGATTTTGCTGATGCGTGGTCTCAAAAAGAGGGATGGTCTGTAGAGCATTTTAATAAAAATGTAATGCCGAGAATAAATGAAGCTTATCAAGCAGAATATGAGTTATACACCGGAGACCAAAAACCGCAGTTTAGAATGAAGATGGTTTACGCATATAATAGCGAAGCGAGACCAGGACTAAAGGCTAAAACAACATTTGAGGCTATTAAAACTGGTGAACGTACTGCAACAACAAGATACGTTTCCGACGGGCATTATTCTTATTGGAGTACAATAAAAAAAGGTGATATTGTTGAGTTTATCGATGCTAATAATAATACGGTTAAAGTGAAGATTACAAAACCGTTTACAGCATTATCTGCAACGCCAGCCAAAGGACTAATCAATGACAGTTAGAATACACAGAATGACCCAGAAAGATTCGCTACAGAAAAAGAAAGTGTAAAAACACTGAAGTCAAAGAATGGGTTCTTAACTAATGCTGAAGCTAGAGCTATAAGACCATTTACTGGTGATACACCGGTAGTTGCAGTAGCTAGTGAGCATACCGACCCAGTATTCTTTGTTAATCAAATAATAGAGGTACTTGATGGCAAGCGTAGTATATTCAACAGAGTTGGTAAAAAGTTCTCAGGTAAAGATATAAATGCTTTGTATATAATTACAAAACACGATGGTCTGCCTATGAAAAAACTATTACAATATCCTATACCAAAATGGATACATTTTAGTATATCTGGTTTAGGCGGTACCAAATATGAACCACACGTATTACCATATACAAAAATGTTGGATGCTATCGAAGGCTACATCAAAGAAGGACTTGACCCAAATATGGTAACAGTTCGTATAGACCCTATAGTGCCAGGTGTTACGAAGCGTAGTGATATCGAACAAATAATTAAGAGATGCGCTGCAATGGGTGTACATATCAGATTCTCTGTAATGGATCAGTACAAGACAACTGCAAAGTATATGGAGGCTCTTGGATACGACTACTCTAAGTTTTATAATGTAGTAAACCGTAATGTACGTGATGCGAAACCAGAAGTAATATAGGCAATAGCTCAGTTTGTTGTAAATACTGCCAAGAAATACGGCGTAAAAGAAGTATCAAGCTGTGCTGAAAATATCAACATACCGGGTGTCAAGAAAGAGGGTTGTTTATCAGCAAACGCAGTTAATAACATGTTAGGCACATCATTAGAATTACCAGAAGGTGGCCAACGGGGTAACTGTTCATGCTTTGGTGGTAAAATAGATATGCTTAAGTATTCAGATAAATGTTTGTCTGGCTGCGGATATTGCTATGCTCATCATAATTCACCGTTAGGTAAAGAAGTTAAGAAAGAGATAGCTGACATGAGTATGCCGGTAAACAACGATCCAAAGTCCTTTACACTACATTCAGGTGGTGCTGTTGGTGCTGATACGTGGTTTGCAATGCATGCTCAATAGAGAGGTTCACAAACAAATGCTTACTATTATGGTGAGAAAACACCTACTGGTAATTACGAAATAAGTCGTGAAGATTACGAAGAAGGCGTTGTTCATGTACGCAAAGCAAATGAAACTCTTGGTAGGAAGAATATAGAAAAGTATATGAATTTACTAGCAAGAGATTGGATACAAGTTAAATATTCTGATGCAGTATTTGCAGTGTCTACATTACAAAGTGATAAAACCGTGAATGGTGGTACCGGATGGGCTGTATAGATGGCAATAGATGTTCATAAACCAGTATTTGTATTCGATCAGAATAAAAACTCATGGTTCTAGTTTGATTATAATAAGGGTGTATTTGTAGCATACCGTGGCGTACCAGATTTGACTACAAATTTTGCAGGTATTGGTACTAGAGAATTAAATAAACTTGGGTCTCGTGCGATTGATAAACTGTTTGAAAAAGCATTTGGTACAATGGCTACGTAGAAACAAGTATCATTCTCACAATAGTATGAAAAAACTACACCTGAAATAAATAGTACTACAGGTATAGTATTTACTGAGAATGCCCAAGCTTGTGCAGCTGTACATGGTTTAAGCTTACCGTAGTTACAACAATTTGGTAATCCGTTATTGAATGTTTCTGCTGGTAAAACTGGTACCAATATGGCATGTGTGAGAACAAATTCTCAAGGTATTACGAACCCAAATTCATTTGGTATTGTAGTTAAAAAAGCGCAGCAAGATTCTACAGGTAAGTGGCTAACCACAGAAGGGTAGTTCTAGGATACAGATGAGGATTTTGAATTGTTTAAGAAATTGAACACAGCGATATTCAATGAGATAGGTAATTCTCCATTGTAGAATATAACTTTCCAGACTAGTATGGCTATGGGTAAAGCTGCACTACCATCCAGATTTGTTGATTGGCTTATTGATGAATTTAAATCACGGTATGGTATAACCGCTGTGAAGAAATTGAATCGTAATCCACAATATAATGGTTATGGTCTTGAATTTATGGAGACCAGTGTTAACGTATATGCGGAGACTGGTGATAATGCAGAGTTGAGCAATCTCGCAATTAGACCATTCGAATACACATTCAAGGACGGTTCTAAAGTAGAATATAATTCTGTTGAACAAGCATTTCAGCATATAAAAACACGGTATAGTAGATCACCACACGCTTTATACACAGCACAACAAATAATGGGGGAAGAAGACCCATCAATGATACGACGTATTGGTCGGAGTTTGGCAGGCTTAGACACCGCTAAATGGGATCAAATAAGTAGTAAATTACTGTATTATTTGATGTTATATTCTTTCCAATAGAACCCTGAAGCTCAAAAATTATTACTTAACACAGGCGATAAGATTATTACGCATCAGGTAAACGGTATTGAGCAAGATGGTGGTAGATTCTCAAAACTATTAACAATGGTTAGAACTAAATTACAAGAAGATAATAAGCAAGGTGAACAAATTAAAAATATCTGTAAAGGTGAATAATATGAAAAATGTATTTTGTCCAAATATAAATGATGCATAGGTAAACAGAGATTTCTCTATATTAAAAGAGAAAGTTGGTGAAAACCTTGCTTACTATTATTGGAATATAAGTGGTGGTTAGGGTCTTGAATAGGCCCTAGCTGCCGCTGGTATGACATTAAATAGCAAAATTGGTGAACCTGTTGAAGGTGTGTTTTAGCGTAACTATTTAAATGACATAGACAATTTACCTGATATACCTCAAGCTTTTGAGGTTGAAGGTAAGTCTAAAATGGCAGATGTATAGAATGATAACTCAGCAGGTAAGGCCTTCTCAAAGGGATAGTTTCTACTGTTTGCAAAACAGTATTAGACGCGTAATAAATACGCTCAAATAATACAAAATAGTAGAAAGGGTTTGATAAGCACTGCTACATCCTTTAGTGCTACAGTGAAAGATGATGTACCACAGGCATTAAAGCTAACCTACTCTACAGAATAGAGTGCACGTGAAGCAATGTCTGAACTGGGCATAGACTTGGTTGCTTATGCAAATCCTATACCAAATATTGGTAAATTTCAGATACGATTCAAATCAGTTCGTGTGTTAAATAGAATATACGACACTTTATATAAATTATTTAGACTTGCCCCAAAGACAACCAAAGAGACTGCTGAGATTAAGCAATGGTATTTTAACGATAGCGATGAAACTACTGCAGACAAGATCGCAGCAAACATCATACGTAGATATCACGGTAATATGCTTGCAAGGATAGGGTTTACTACTTAGCAGGGTAAGAACCATGTCATTTTGGCAGGGTACTTAAGCAAGCGTTGTGGCGACTTCTTAAAGTCTATTAAAGTTGTATATACTGACGACCAGAGTTTCTTTACTGGTGCTAACGGTAATATAGCAAGTGGTATTTATAGGGTAAATACAAACACGATTTATATTAATAAATTATCACCAGTACGCACATGGAATGGGCATATTGAACAAGAACTATTACACGAGATATGCCATGCTGTAACTGCACAATTCTTGCGTAACCAGTAGAATACTGAGCTTTATTAGTAGGCTGTTTCTTTGTATGATTCACTTATAAAACAGAAATTAACTTCGCTTGGCGTACGGTCATTATTACACGCAAATGACTTACTTAATGCTACACTGAAAGAGCAAATAGATTTCTTAGTTTCATACGAAGATATCAGTGGTTTCCGTCCTTATTATTGGATGTCTAACTTAGATGAGTTTTTCTCTGAGTTTTGGTCAAACCCAATGTTCAAGATGCAACTAGAGAATACACCATATGATGTAAACACATCTTTTCTGTAGAAGATCAGATAGTTCTTTATCAATTTGTTTGGTAAAATGGATATGTTCAAAGGGCTATCGAATAATGCATATACTGAAGCTTTACGTATATTTGATTCAATCATTGATTATAACAATGACTACATCGAAACATACGATTACTATTTTGATCAATTGTTTTATGATGAAAACGTAGACTTACCCTTTAATGGGTCTCCAGAATTAATTGAAGAAACTCAAAAGCGGTTGTCATAGAAAATAGAAAATGCATCAAAGACATTCTTAGAGTTTACAAACCTCGGTAAAAATAAAAAGGGTAATTTAGCACGCGCTTTAAATATAATTGAAAATCAAATATTATTACCAATTAAAGATGTCGATGCAAGCACTCCTCTTGAATAGATATATGACAGTATAGATTTTTCATTAAACGACTATCAAAATTCATTACGTCGAAAGTTAGAGTCTTTACAGAAGGATAGAGACAGTTTAAGATTTAATACCGCAGGTAAATATTACTTACTTAAAGATTTCTTAGATAGATACACTTTCGATACTAGAAATGAAGTGTTACAGTTATACTCAGAAGAATAGCAGCGTCTGATTAAACAGCATTATTCAAATTTATTTAATGATGATTTAAAGAAGTGGAAGTGGGCTGTTCATAAACACAAACAAAATTTAAAATAGCCAACACAAGACGATTATGCTAGGGATTCTTAGATAAGAATGGGTATTGATAGCCGAATAAAAAAGGTTAAACGGTTATTTGATTTTACAAAAGTTGTATCAAACTATAGAGAAATAATAAAAAAGTTCTCGTACAATTTAATTAAAAATGCTGCACATACTGTAAGCAAATTAGAATTCGTAAAGCCAGATAAACCAATTACACTAAAACAAATACTTAGCGGTTTTTCTGCTAATTTTCGATATGAAAAACGTGAGGATTTTAAAAATGTAATACTGTATGAAGCGCCAGCATCGCAAGTTCTTTCATAGTTAAAAGATGTTATGTCAAAGAATCCTGCATATAAATATTTGGTTAAATATATCAAAAACAATGATGTAAAAGTTAAGTTTGCGCAAAGTTAGAACTAGTCAACTGAAGGAACAAAAGGTTGTTATGATGTTATAGAAAACGAGGTAACAATATATGTAAACTATTTTAATGGAGCCGATAACGAATATGGTATTCACGATTTCATGCACACTATAGCCCACGAATTAATTCATGCATTAACATCGCGGACAATACTCGATGATACACAATCATATCGAAAAATGGAAGCATACGTTGAGTATCTCAGACGTAATTATAAAGATGTATTCGAGCTTAGATACGGTCCTGGTATAGCATATGGGTTAAATAACCCGCAAGAATTTATCGCAGAATTCTTTTCAAATGTGCAATTTTAGAATATGCTTAAAGAAATACCAGCCGTCGAAGAAAGTAAATTCAAGTCTGCATTTCATGAATTCTTAAACAAGATACTCGAATTCTTAGGTATAAAACCAGCAACTAATGCGTACGAGCAGATGTTTCCAGTAATGGAGGAAATAGTTGATGCATCGTGTGACATAAATAATATTGATATAGATGAACTCGCGCAAAAGTGGGAACAAACCGAAGAATACAAAGATTTAAAAGTTTATCGTAGAATAAATGTAAAAACACAAACTTTACAAGATAAAGCTGTTGATATATCTAAGAAACTAAATACAACATTAGAAGCCAGAATTAAAAGTATCGAACATCGTAGCGGCAGTAGGAAGTTGGCAACTAAGATATAGCAACAAATACAAAAGTATGAAGATTTACTTCAAGCATCTGATGACGTTGCTGTTATTTGTGATTTTATCAAAGATACAAATGAACTATTTACATAGACATTGATTAACCTTAATCGTGCTAAAGCTGACCCAAGTCTTGTATCTGATACAAACTTAAATGCTCTAAAGTCTGAAATTATAGATTTCTATAAACCATTTATCACCGAGATAAACAAGACACTTATTACACAAGGGTACCTTGAAGCAGATGGTAGATTTTCTGAAGACGAACTTGAAACCATTAAAACACAGATTTCTAAGGCATCTAATAAAGCCGATGAAATTGAAGGTGCCTATGAAGACTTACTTAAAAATAGGGTAATTTCTATACTTATAGACACATGTTCTAAATACGGTTATGACCCGCAAGAGGTTGAAGATTATATTAATGACAATCTAAACTCTACCACAAAGGATATTGGGTTTCTGCGTAGATGGCTTCAACCTATGCGTAGTAGCAAAGACCTAATATCATAGATTACTGCAAAACTTATGATTGACATTAACAATAATGTTAAGCGTAAAACAAGTAATATGATGCAAGATACCCTTAGGGTATTTTCTCAAGTAAAGCAATCATAGGTTGAATTATTGTTTGAGCGTGATAAGAATGGTAAACTGACAGGTAACTTAATTAGAGATCTGAATTACGGCTAGTTCTATGCAGATTATAGGGAGTTTTTGGAAGATTTAAATTAGCGGTACGGTGTAGACAATAACACGTATAACATGCTGTCTTAGGAAGATTATGATAAATATATCGCTGAGAAAGAGGCTTGGTTGAATAAGCACTGTAATCGTAGATATGTTGATGCTTTTTATACCGCATTTAACAAATTACCAAAATTAGCACAGTAGCGATCAAATATTATTACAGCTGAAATAAACGATATAATATAGCAAGCCACAGATGAAAACGGTAATTTCAATATAATGAAGTTAACCACAGCTTAGTATAAGAAGCTAGATTAGTTGTTCGTACAGCGTAAAAATCTATCTAATATTTATAATTACGATGGGTCGTTAAAGACTGGTGAAGACTTAGATGTAGCTGAAGCATTACAGAAATATAATGAAGAACTAGCTGAAATAGCTAATAGTACTTAGGATGATGTAGATGACTCAGACGTACGTGAGGCTATCCGTGAGCATCGTGAAAAATTATCAGATAAAGAGTTTGCAGATTGGTTTAATCGTAATATTGTAACTACATTTAAACCTGAATTCTACGATTTCTTTAAAACTCACTCTAAGGATTTAGGATCTGATTAGGCTAGATATGAAGAGTTACAAAGCGAACGTCGTGAATTGTTACGATTGGGGCAACACATGAATAGTAATATCACAGATATTGACTTATTACACCCCGAAGTTCGTAAAAGAATTAGGGAAATTGATATTGAAATGCGTGAAATATCAATGGCGCACCACATACCTGGTTAGAGTTCTGGTTTATCTGAGTTTATAGACTTCCGTGTAACCCCACAATATATACGTGATAAAGCATATTACGAATCATAGGGTGATGAAGTGTATGGTAGATGGGTGCGCGAAAACCATGATAGTAAAGGTAATCCATACTCATATTACACGTATATGCAACCAGCTGAAAACTATTATCAAGATATGGTTATATATCGGTTTACACCAGTGAACAGAGAGGCGGCTAAAACATCTAGGTTAGTAAATCCTAATTATGATTTTAGCCAATCTGGTGAAAAGTATCAACCAAAACGTGAATTATATGACAATACAGCTGCATATAAAGCCGCTACAGCCACGCAAGAACAGAAGAATGTATATGATTATACCTTAGATATTTTAAAGCAATCTAACGCAAAAATATCATTCCTACGGGGTGATAGAAGTTACGTACTACCACAAATAACAGGTAGTATATGTGATAGACTATTTAGGTCTGGCAACTTCTTAGGTGGTTTAGCATCCGTATTTGCAGATCCGTTTATTGTACGTGATGACAATGAATAGTACGCTACAAAGAATCAAAATTAGAACCCAGATGGTTCACCATTGTTATTTGTGCCAACTCATTATATGGATAGGTTAGATGACCCAACTATGATATCACACAACCTACAAAAGATGCTAGTGTTATATTATAAAATGGCTGAAAACTACAAGTAGAAACAAGATAAAAAAGCTACTTTTAAACTACTTGAATCACTATTATCACAACGTGAACATTATGGTCATAATATGGTTACTGGTAACTATATAGAAAAGGGTCCTCAAACGAATATTTATCAAAAGTATTCAAACTTCTTACGAATGTAGTTGTACGGACAGATGTCAAAAGCTCAAGCTGTACGTGTAGGTAATAGTAAATACTATGTTGCATGGAATAAGTTATTTGCAGCAATTAGGTCATACGCAACTTCTGCAAACTTAGCAAATAATATACCGGCTATAGTAAAAGCTTTATTCCAAGGTACACATAAGAGTTTTATCGAGGGTTGTGCTAACAGGTATTTTAGTCTAACAAACTATGTTTCAGCTTTGTTTAGAGAGATAGTTAGGTTACCTGAAATGTTGTTTAATTTAGGTAACACCAGACATAATAATACTACACTAGCATTACTAGAAACGATGCAGATAGCTACAGACTTTGATACTAAATTAATGTCTGCAAACAGAAATAGGTTTGTTAGAATCTTTAACAGGTATTTACTTTGGGGTGGTTGGTCTGCTGTAGATTACTTTGTTAAAGCCCCAATAATGCGTGCTATGCTTGCTGACTATAAGTACATACCTGAGTTTAACCAGATAATGTCATCAAGGGCCTATGTACGTAAAAAATCAAACAAATCAAACAGTTAGGCCGACTATAAAAAATATCGTAGGTAGTTTAATGGTATAAAGTCGTTTACTTTAAATGACGTATTTAAGTCTGTAGATGGTAAATTGACAGTTAAACCTCAATATGAGAAGTATGTGGTTAATGGAGTTATAAATACGGCTTTGATGAATGGTGTTACAAATGCAGTAAGAGTCATAGCTAATAGGATTGACGGTGTTTTAGCTGATGAAGATAAGACAGATTTGATGACTAACTGTTTTGGAGCATTACTTTTCATGCACAGAAGCTTTTTCATAGCTAACTTGGACGATAACTTCTTGTTACAACAGTAGTATAACCCTGCCTTGGATGATATGGTTGAAGCTAAGTATACGTCTGCATGGAAAGGTTTAATGGGGCCATTGATGGACTTTGCAATAAATATATATCGTACAGCCACAGGTAAAGAAAAGAAGGCACACGAAAAATTAAAAGACTTCCAAATTTACAATATTAAGAGAACTTTAATTCAATGTGCGCTATGGATTTTCTATGGTTACTTATCAAGTAGTATAATAATCGACCAGTTCAGAGACTATTCTCAACCTTATATGAAGCAATTAGCAGGGTATGCTTTCTCTGGTATGGCATTTGAAGAAAAAGCTGAATACATGCCATTTGATTTCTTTAACCAGATTAAATCACCTTCAGCAGCAATTGCTCCAGTAGAAAACCTTACTAACTTATATAAATTAATTGCACCAACTTATTGGGATTATGCATACAATGAGTATGTAGTAAGAGGTCCTTATAAGGGTAAGACAAACGCTGAAAAGTTATTTATACGAAGTGTGCCTGGTTTACGAGGTTTATATGAATCAGGTGATATAGTAACTAAGTGGAATTACTTAAATACCAATTTAAAGAAATAATACACTTTTATATACAAAAAATGGGCTACTTTTTAGTAGCCCATTTCTGTATATAATTCATAACTAATTCAGTATTTACATTTCTAAACTCATCAACTTCAGGTATAACCTCTGTATCCTTTAATTTTTCTTCCCTACTGTGCAGTGGATTATTAAACAGATCCCTTACATCATTGTAGTTTATATCGAAATATAAATTCCAAAATAATACTATTTTTTGTTTACTATCAAAAGATAAACTAGATACTTCACCATTTAAGATGATATTTATTGTAGGATTATTCACAATGAACATATACTCTGTATATAACATCTTATCAATCATAATGTTCTTTTTATCATAAAAACATTCATGATTCATTAGTTCAGTATCAATAGCATCTATTTTATTGATATCATATTTAAATAAAACAAATATATGATTTTCTAACCAGGGTCTATTTATATCTGCTGCAAAAGCATTGATAAAACCGTATTCATTACAGAATATGTTTTTATCCTTAAACAAAAATGGCAGTACATATGTACTTGTATGAGTTCTTTTATTAGTTATTAAGCTCTTCGGTACCATCATTCTCATAATAATCTTTGGTGTGTTCCCATTGATTACTTTTGATATGATATGATATTCGTTTTAAACAGTCTGATATTAAATCAACTTTCTCACTTAGTATTTCTTTTTTATTCATATTAAAGACTCTGATTTCATTATCATTGTCTTTACCTATTGCAATAATATATGCTTCAAAATCATAATCATCACTATTTAGATTAAGTATTTCTTGCATATACCATTGAATCGCTAAACCATAATAAGCAATTTGTCTGAAGTAATCATATGTTTCTACACTATGTGCAAAATCATATACATTCTGTGTAGTCTTTAAGTCAATTAATATAATTTTCTTATTAACATGATCAAAACAAACTCTATCAAGTAATGACTTACATTGTATGTTATACTTACTTACTTCCCAGTTAATCTGAAATTCATTATGACTTTCAAATGTAGCAGGTAATCCATATAATAATTCATTCGCTTTCTTATGGTTCTGTATATTTTGTTTAATTGTCTTTAAAGTGTTCAGATCACTGAACGAAATTACAATTTTATTATCTGACTCTTTAAGATAATTAAGATAACTTTCGTATTTAGTTACTAAATCCAAAGCTTCAGCAATTTTCTTATCATCACTTTTACTATTATTATAGCTACTATTATAAGCATCTAATAATATTTTGCTTTTAGGATCTAAAGGATTTGTTTTAGTAAGTTCGTTATACTTATCTAACAAATCCTTTTGTTGTTTTACTTTAGGTGTATCAAAATCCAGTATAATATAATCTTTCCAGAATTCATCTGGTTGAAGTATATATTCATGAATCATTGTACCCTTTTTAAGCTGTGGAAGATTTAAGGATGGTATTTTACCATCCTTATAATCTCTTAATTTCTTTGGACCATTCTTTATAAAGAAACCGATATCACTATTTGAATATCGAGTCATATCTTCATAATATGGTATATCAATCTTCATTTCTTTCATGCCGCATCGTAGTAATCATCAGGTTCATCAACAATGTCATTTGCATAATCATCACGCCCATCCTCATAATCATCAATATGGTTGACGATTACTTTCTTTTTCTCAGCAGGTTCATCTACTGTTTCAGTAGAGTTATCTTCTAATTCACCATTTAATGTAAAATTAGTTTTAGTTTCGACATTAAGTATACTAATGATTTCACCATAATTTTCAGTAGTGTTTTCTAATAGTTTTACTTCACGTAAGAATGAAAATATATTATCCATACTTAGTAGTTTAAATTCATTATTAATAAATTCAACTACCTTATCAGGATTTTTAATTTCTAAATCTTTTACAATCATTGGTACAAATTCACGATTTGCCTCAGCTGTATATTTACGCAAATAACGAATACGTGAACAACGATCTTGCATATATTCTGATACCTCTCTAAGACTATTACAAGTCATGATTACAAGTTTACGACATGTCTTTTCAACACCATCTAAGAACCCTAACATATTTTCAGTATCGTAGTTCTTTTCAACTTCATCTAGAAGAATACACACTTCTTGTGTGAATTTTTTGAAATACCGAGTAAGTTCTCGTTCAGGGAAACTTGGACTAACTATTATTATAGGTAAACCACTTTCTTTGGCTAATTCTTTAGCCATAATAGTTTTACCCGTACCTTTAATACCGGCTAACATTACACCAACGGTATTATCAGTACTATTATTATAATAATTTGTTACACGCTTTATGAAGGTTATATCTTTATTAGACTTATATACTTTTTTTGGTAAATTTAATTCACCATTTTCAAGTAATTGAGTACCTTCAAATCGATCATAAATCAAATCATACGTCTTACCTGCAATTAAACTATAATCAGATCCTGCAGGTTTAACGATTACTCGATTCCCCAATTTCAAAAATTCATGAGTATTTGCCATAATTCAATTCGTTTTTAGGTTGTTTACAAGTTCTAAGACTTGCTTTTGAGTTTTTACCACATAAAATTTCACATGTGGTAAATGTTGACTCAAATAATATTTAAATAATTTTTCCCTATTTGGCCAAGCATCGTTAGCAAACCCTTTACATTCTATTATAAAGTCTTTACCAACAAAGTCTGGTAAATAGGTTATTGCACGGATTGTTTCACCGTTATAAACAAATTTAGGCAGCAATTCATATCTGTGTTGTTCATATTCACAGACTATATTTGCTGCCTTTAATGTTTTGTATGTAAACGCTTCTAATTTTGATCTAAACTTTATACCATCTATTTCAACTTTAGTAGCATTTTTAATTTTCTTATTTACCTACTGTTTCTTCTGTGATTTCTGTAACTGGTTTGCCATTTTCTATACCTGTTTTAACAGTTAAAATCTTACCATCAGATTGTGTATATTCTAGTTTCCTTAATAAGGTTACATCCTCACCTCTTATTGTACGTTTTGCTGCATCGACTTTCATTTGACAAAATATATCTTTTACTTTAAAATAGTTTTCGATATTACCAATACACATAGCAATTAACGACTTTAAAAATTCATTAGCTACTATTATCGGCAATCGAACAATCGTAATAACTAATGCAATAATCACACCAATCAATTTAGTAAATGTTTTCATAGGTTTAATTCTTTTTTAAGCCAATTTTGTATTTCTTCAAAACCATTACACTTAACAGCATCAGAAATATCTTTGGCATTATACTTTTTATTAATAAAGAAGCCATTTAAGCCTGTTTTAAGGCTTATTTTACGACTATTTTTAACACCAGCTATATCTCTATCAAAAAGTATTAAAACTCGCTTAAAACGCTTTAAAATGTCTTGTAGAGCCTTGTCTGGTATGAATGTGCTTTCAGAGGATGGAGAAACTGCTGGGATACCCATTTCATATAAGCACATTACATCTTTTAAAGACTTTGTAATAATGCATATATCACCAGTTTTTGGTAATTGTTTATATCCTTGTATATCAGTTTCTTTTAGGTTGTTTCTCCATTTAGTATACTTATCACCCAATGGTCTGTATATCTTAAAGTTATTATATACTTTATATGCATACATTGGGTTCTCATCTTTATATATACCTTTTACTACACCATTACATAAGTAATATTTAATACTACTTACATCAAAATGTTTTAATGTATTTAAGGAGATATGGAACTGAGACCAATAATTGATGTCTGTTTGCGTAAAGTCTTGCCTTACAACACCAATTACTGTCTCTGTTGTCGATATATAGTGCTTAGAGCTAACGAACTGCGTGTCATTTGTAATATTCATTCTTTTAACTATATCACCAAGTATATCTTGATAATCAGTTATACCAGTAAATAACTGTACAAATTTAATTACATTGCCACACTCACCTGTACCATGGTCTTTAAATAGTAATTTGTTAGCTCTTTTACTAAAAAATATACCAAAGGATGGATTATTATCTTTTCTAAAAGGACTGTTATAAATCATACCTACTTTAAATTTACCAAGGTAACTTGCATATATATCATATTCACTAACTTTAGAAAGTATCCAATCTAATGTAATGTTACTAGGGAGTTTTGCTCTTTTTCTACTGTACATATATGCAATAATTAAAAATGGACCAGAGCTGGGAGTCGAACCCAGATCTTGCTATTTAAGAATAGCCCGTTTTCCGTAAACTACAAAGGCCTTACTGATAAGCGTGTTTCACAACAGACTTATCATATAGTTAAACTCAAATACTTGTGAAAAATCAGATGTCAGCCATTAAAATGGCAGATCATCAGTCTTTTTAGTCTCTTCTACCTGAGGTGCGAAAGGGTTTTCCTCTTTCTTCTCTACATCAGCTACTACAGGTTTAGTAAACTGATCTATGTTAAGTTGCGTAATAGCAGACTTCTTACCTTCAGGTAATTCCATAGGTTCTATAAACGTGTATTTAGCATATGAAGGTAACGTTGTATAACCTTTGTTATTATATACTACTTTAACACGTAATTTCTTATTTTTATCTGCAGCATTTAGCAATTGAACAATCCATTCTGCAAATTCCTTAAATGACTCACCATTGAAATTCAATATATCCAAAGGATAATAACAAGTAAGGATTTGCAACATTCTTGAATACTGATTGTCAGTCTTTTGCTCAAGTTGTTCTTGTGTTGTTACAAAGTTACCCATCTTAGGCTCCCATTCAGTATGGGTTAATGTAGCACCATCTTTCTCAAATGTAAATTCCAAGAAATAATTACCATTAGGTGATTTATCAGTTTTTACTGATTTCAATACTACATTTTCGTTAATACCTGCGGGGATAAACTTAATATCACTCTTTACTATATTTACTGCACGATCTTTACTATATAACATAACTTTCAAATTTTATTATTCTGGTAAATAAATTCTATCCATATGGAAAGTGATATTGTTATTTTCATCACTTTCTGCTACTACTATCTTTTTGCCTCTAAGATGTTTTGCACGTGCTTCACGCACATTACTTTCACCACCTTCAAATGAAATTATAGTTTCATTTTTCTTTCTATAAACATATCCTACTGCATCTGCTTCACCACACAGTATATCTCCTAATTTACCGGTAAGGTCAAGTGTCATTTCTGACATTTCTTGTCCTTCTATAGATATCTGTTTCTCTTTAGTATGTGCAATTAGAATTAAATATTCACTAAGTCCTTTAAAAGACTCAATTACTTTCTTTACTGCCATTCTAAGCCACAAAAATCCTGCACCGTTCGGTAGAGTTCGTATATCTGTACCAGTGTAGTTTTTACCTTGTGGTGTAGCCTTGTATAGTGTAATCGCATAACTCATACACATTTCTTCAAGTCTAGTTGCATTATCAATAGTAATATATTTATAAGGCTGTTTACCTGTTTTTGCTATTTCTTCACGAATTGCTTTAACAATTTCAGCAAAGTCATTAATACTTCTTGCTTGTACAACCAAAGCTGATAAAGCTTGATAACCATTCTCTAAATCAATAATTAAATTATTATCTAAAGATGCCATCAATGATGATTTACCTGCTTTAGGCCTTCCAAAGAATATAGCGAATCGAGGATTACAAGTAGTTGGATTTGTTTTTTGTTTTGGTAGTTCCATAATTTTTAAAACTACTCCATCACATAAAATCTGAAATTATCTGACAAAATCTGAAAATATTACGTATGATGAAGATTTACTCTTCTGTGTTAATAATATTAGTAATAGTTTCAGACATGCTCAAATTAATAATAATATTAATTATGGGCTTATTTTCTTCACGCTTGAAGAATGATAGTTTATCAGTAGGGATAATCGTGTTGCCTATCTGAATAAACTTCTGATATACGCGTACCGGT